TTATTTATCCGAGGGCTTATCCTGCTCAGGTTTGCTGTTGATCATATCGCACAGCATTGAGAGCAGCATTAACCGGACTTTAAAGGGAGAGTGGCTAAACACGCGCATACACCTCTTAAACTCGTTCATATTGACCTCCTGACGTTCTGGTCCCTCGATCCGTGAGAGATGACTGCATTACATACAGATATAGCACAGGCTATATTATAAAGCATTAACTATCTACGAAAAACAATAACTTACAGTGTTATCAATAAGTTACGATAGTTAATATCTGTGAGTATTCGGCAGTATTTCTAAGCTGTCGCGACATTTTTGCGACATTTTAAGGGGTTAAGTCGCACTGCATCTTCAAGATGGCTAGGGGCAAAATGCGCATAACGCATTGTCATGGTTATGTCTGCGTGGCCGAGAATTTTTTGGAGAACCAGAATGTTTCCACCATTCATCATAAAGTGGCTTGCAAAGGTATGGCGCAGCACGTGTGTAAGCTGGCCGGGAGGCAGTTCGATGTCAGCACGTTCAAGAGCTGAACGGAAAGCGTTATAGCAGGGCTTTGGGAACAGGGAACCTTTTGTTTCTGGTAGGTCTGCGAGAAGTTCATCATCAAGGGGGATTGTTCTGTTTCGCTTCCCTTTGGTTTTGACGAATGTAACTTTTCCGCCAGCAATCTGAGAGCTTTTCAGCGTGGCAGCTTCATTCCATCTTGCGCCGGTAGCAAGACAGATTTTAACGATTAGCTCTAAGTATTTTACTTTGCTGCGTTTACATTCCAGCAAAAGCCGATCAATTTCTTCGGCAGAGAGGAAAGCCATTTCGGTTTCGTCAGTTCGATACTGTCTGACGTTTTCCAGCGGGTTGGGTGCTGACCATTCCCCGATCCGTTTCAGTTCATTGAACATAGCCAGAAAGTAAGCATGTTCAAGGTTCATTGTTTTTGGGGAAACCTTAGATACTCTGTTGGTGCGGGAATAATGCCCATCCAGCCTTTTAGCGCGGTAGGCTGTGAACAGCTGGGCATTAAACTCTGTGGCTAGCGGAAACCCCATACACTCAGCCGCCCAGGTCATTGCGTCTTTACGTTTTTGACCGTTGCGCAGGGCTACGCCGTGGCGCTCATACCACGTTGTAATCAGGTCGATTAAAGTTCGTTTATCTTTGCCTTCACCTAGCCACGGCGCACTATCCACCTTTTGAAGCGTGTGATTCTCAAATGCTAGGGCTTCTCCCTTAGTGGCAAATTTTTTACGTATACGCTTCCCGTTCTTACCATTACTGCGGTTGACGGTATAGAAGTCGGCGATCCATTGCCCGGAGGATAATTTTCTTACTGCCATAAAATTCAACCACCTCTGTATAATAAGAATAGTAATCAAATATAAAAATTAATCATTTACGAGACCTCTAAGCTCGCCTTCAACATAGCTTTTAATTTGGAATCTTTTCAATCCTTTTTCATTTTCAGCTAGCATGTCAATATATTTTATAATATCTCGCAACCAGTTTTTTTCATTTGGAAATGAGTTGATTTTACCATGGCTGTATCTATTTATTAGGGCTTGCTTAACCAGCATGCGCTCTTTTTTTGGCAATGATAACCATGTTTCCGAAAAATCATCAATTGCAATGCCATGTAATATTTCTATTGAAGCGTATTCTGCTGGTGTTTGGTAATTGTAGCAAATGAGAGAGTTGAATTTTTGAGGATTATGTCCTAACAAATTCAAAAGCTCATGTTGTAATGCTGGTAGTTGATCTTGAAATGCTTTTTTTTGTATTTGTCGAAGATGTTTTTTTATGTTTCTACTATTTGTTTCGTACTCTGGTTGAACCCAATACTGATAGCTCTCATATGCGTGAAGAATACTTGAGATAGAGTGCTCATCATCAATTGAAGGAGCTATTCTATTTTGTGAATATAGGTCGTCAATGTATTCTTTACATTGACGTTCTATTTCATCATATGTTTCTTCTATTTCATCCATGTAAGATAGAAGCAACCGCAAATGAAACATGTGCAACATGTATCCAGTGTTATCGATTAACCTGTGTTGAAATTCATTTTCCATTCGCGTAATTGCATCATATAATCTATCATCCTCGACTGAATAATAATTGTATATTATTCTCCAGCTTGGGATATTAGCCTCGCTAATAAAAAATTTACTTTCATCTATTGACTTACATATGTTTTTCTTGTTGAAAACACCTTTGAAAATGGTGTCGGCTAGATCTCTCTCTGACATTGCGGTGCTTGATGTTATTGCAATTGAAGGATATTTTATGTCAATTTTAACAATTGGTGGGATTTCACTTTCATTTTTATTCTTAATAGCGTCCTGTGCCATTACTGACTGTAAAAAGCGTTGGTTTAGGTCTTTTTCTGAAAGAAATCCAGCTTTTGCCTCTATATTTAATGCTATAAATACTGTGAAAATTTCGAATATACATTCGTTATTTTTTTTGTGCTTTTCATCCAGTAATGAGTACAGTTTTACACAATCGTTTACTACATGCTTTAGAATTCTTAAAGATGAATGATTTGATGCTTTGAATATTTCCTGCACCAATTTCCCTAAGTTTTTCTTGAAATCATGATATGTGCTTTTATTTGTGAATGACTCAAAAGCAGCTTGGACATTTGACTCAATTGCTAACGTTAATCCAAATAATTTTTCTTTGATTTTAGATATATTATCTTCTAGTTCTTCTTCATTGCATAAAACTATAACACGACAGCCAAAATGCTCAACATATCTATTGATTATTCCTAGCGTATTATTAAGTTCATAATTACAGCGTTCAAGATCATCAAAGATTATGATTTTTTGCCTAATGTTTTTTTTATTCTCTGATAGATTTAAAAAACTAGAAAGCATAACGACTGGGGTGACTTTTACCCCAAATGCATTTATTTCAAATGCCTTAAATTTATCAAATATCCTTTTAATGTTTTTTTTATCGGGATTCATCACATCAAACAGGGTCGCGTAAATTTCTGCTTCAGATGATAGCCCGTATAGACTAATATAATAGATGTCATTATCAGGGAAAAGATTCTTTACGGTGTAGGTCTTTCCTGTACCCCACCTGCCAGTGATCATTACGGCATAGCCAGGGTTGTCTTCGATGATGTAATTCGATAATGCTTGCTTAATATGTTCATTCATTGAAAAAGTCCCTTTAGTTATCTCTATTTACAGTCAAATCAGGCGAACTATGTTTAATTAAAGCTCGCCTCGAATCTCTATTGAGTTATTTTCAGCAATACGCGGCCGAGTACATTAATTTCGTCGATGCTACAGTCAAATGCCATACCTACACCGCTAACTCTTACTTTTCGTACTGGAATCCGTGTCAGAGTGCGGACGCTTGTTTTCCCTTCAACTTCAACCAGCCAATCATCGTCATAAACTTCAGAATAAGACTGATCTACAATGTACTGGACAATGCCATCCAGAACGCACATTGGTTGTTGCGGTAATGGCTTGCCGGGCAGGAATGTAATTTTATCAAGCATAAGTGTGCCAGCGTCATAGAGTTGGCCATCAACAATCTTGCTGCGCGGCACTTTGAGTATGTCTAATTCATCATCATTAAATTTACGTCCCTGTCCGGTAGCCAACCATTCCAGATTAGCGCCTGTTTCGGCTACACATTTAACGACAATATCTGCCGGAAAAACTCCACGCTTATAGCGAGATGATAGAGAACTAGCAGCCATGTCCAGATGTTCTGCAAGCTGTAACTTCTGCGTAAATCCGTAAGCCTCGATCACCCGATCCAGAATCGGGGTGCTGTCAACGTTCAGATCAATTTTGAATGTGCTCATAGCGAATCCATAAGTCTCGATTCGAGAAATTGTGATTGACACTTCGCTAAACGCGAATTAATCTGGCTCCACATTTCGAATGCAGCCTTATATAACCCTGTATTGCCGTACAGGTTAACTTGTGGAGTTTGCCTTATGCGTCCAAACATTACAATCATCATCCCAGAACCATACCTGCCTTTAGACGAGTATTGCCGCCGTACTGGTACTAACAAAGAAACAGCTAGGAACCTGATCGAATACGGGAAATTACCTATCAAGCCGAAGGGTAAGCAAAAGAAAGGCCTAGTTGAAGTCAACATGGCCGCGCTCACCATTCAGGCTTTAAGCGAATGTAATATTTCGCTTAATGCGTAATTCATCCTACGGATTAGGGAGAGGCAAACAATGTTTGATTACCAGACCTCTAAACATGCTTACTTTGATGCGGCTTGCCGAGCATTTGCAATTGAACACAATCTGGAAGATGTAGCCGCAGCCGTTGGTATGAGGCCACAGATCCTGCGCAACAAATTGAATCCAGCACAGCCGCACCGTTTAACCTGTGACGAGCTTTTAGCCATTACGGATTTCACCGAAGATGCGCGTTTACTGGATGGAATGCTGGGACAGATTAACTGCCTTCCATCCGTACCGGTGAACAATGCCACAGAAGGCAACATGCAGCTGTGCGCACTGAGTGCCACAGCCTGTGTGGGCGCAATTGCTGGGGAAGCCGTATCAACTGGTCATATGACCGCCGCCCGCCGTACACAAATTCTGGATCGCGCTCGCGATGCAATCCGTAGTTTATCCGTGCTGGCTTATACCGTTGAAAGCCGTATCCAGTCTGCGCCTGTTCTGGCCGCAGCGGTGGATCTGGTGACGGCTAACGCCACCGGCCTGATGTGAACAAGGCGCTATAACAGCGCCGTGACCATAGAAGAAATTGTTATGCAATTACTTAGGAATTCCACCTGCCAGCAAAGCCATGAGTTTTTCAAACTTCGTCAGCGGTTCAATGTCGCGGCGAAGTTCGATAGAAGCTCTGTTTCTTGCGGGGTTGTAGAGGGAGGTCGGAGCGTTACTGTCGAATTCTTCGAGTTCATCCAGACGTCTGGCGATTTCAGCCTCACTTGCTGCATGGATATCACTAAGCAATCGGGAGTATCGCTTTTTTTGGGCATCAGCACAGGCTGCTTTATCGGCGGGTTTATATGCCACCCGGTAGGCAGAAAAAATGACAGCGAGAATACCGCACAGCCAGCCGAACTGAACGCCGACGCTAGTAAGTCCTCCAGTAAGGATAAGCAAAAAATTCATGAGGTTATCAGTGCGCCGGTTGAATGTTTCGGTCATCACTTCAAGGTAATAGCAGTAGGTGGCCTGAAATTTCAGGTCAGAGGCTGGCTGGTCACTCATAGTCGTTTATTCCTGTTTTTTCTCACCTTTATCGCTTTGATCTTTCATTGGCGCAGGTGCGGGTTTGTGAAGTCGATGAAATTTGTTGTCGTCATCGTCGGCCATTTTTGTAGCTCCTATGTGCGGTTGAATATTGAACCGGGTTGTCTTGCCAGATCCTCCGGTAATCGATCGCATGCCCATGCGCCGGGCATGGCTAAATATCCCGGCAATCATACTGTTACGTTGAGGGGGAAACAATGAAAGCGTTTGTCTCTTATCTGAAAAATGAATCACCGGCCATGCAACGGCCAAGTGGTTCAACAGGATGGATAGAACTGCCTAATGGTCAGCGCTGGAATCCTGGCCACATGTACAAATTTAATGGTCAGCTACCGTGCCGTCCGTGGTGGCGTCGCCTGATGGGGCTATAGGGGGTTGTTATGGCAATTAATCAGGAACAGCAACAGCGCGGACTGGATCAGCTTAAAAAGATTCGCCGCAAATACTTTAATACCAGCAGCGAGGCCGCTGACTGGTGGGACAAATTAACACCGGAGTGGCGCGGGGTAGTTCTCCATGCTGCCGCTGTTAACTCTGGCATGACTGTATTCAAAACCCATTTAAGCAAATGCTGCTGGCGGGAACTGTTTGAACGTCTGGATTACCGGGCAATGATTCAGCTGCGTTGCGGTATTTCCCGCGCGCGTTTGACTATGAACGGATTCGGGTCGTTACGTGACAGTGATTTTTCTAAAAGTACCGCTAACCGTCCGATAAAGCGGGTTTATCCAATCAATAACAATCAGGGGCCGCAGATGATTATCGCGCCTCACATCGTCCATAAGTTGCAACAACAGGGGAATCTCTGATGGCCATTATTTCCGTTGAAGGTAAATCACTAGGGGCTGAGCTGGCCGTGTGGGGGGTTCCACATAATTACGCCGTGGCTTTTGCTGAGAAAAGCACCAGTAAAAATGGTCGCATTGCGTTACATCCATTCTTCTTCAATGACACGGAACATATGACTAATCCGCGTCACTGGCTGGCGATCAATGCCGCTTTCTGGTGCTGCGCCTACCGAGAGGCTGAAAGCAAAGAAGCACAGATTGAAGCGTTGGCCGGAATCCGCGCGATTTTCTATACGGCAGGGGCGCTGGGTGTTGGCGAGATTAAAGCACTGATCCAGGAGTGGTGGCGGACAACGTACGAGCTGCACCTTATTCCAGCACCGAACCATTCAGCCGTCACTGTACAACCCGCTTTTCACTAATTAACAACCTGAATTTTTTGGCCACGGCTCAAGTGGCCGGGGATTCTATTGCCTTAAGGAAACCAAAGTGCACATGACACGTCAGGATTTGCCCGCAACGAAATCAGGTACTGACCTGCTGGCCATGCTCAACAAAGCCACACAGGAAGGTAAAGCCGCAGCTGCTGATTTGTGTTCTACGCGTCTGGATAAGCTGGCCACACACGCAGCTAATGAAGGTTTAAGCGCAACGGAAATCGTTGAGTTAATCCGCGAAGAAGCCGCAGCTATTAGCAGTAAAGGCGGTGCCGTATGGCAGTGATAACTCGGTTAAAGTGGGTTAATCGTGGTTGATATGCTGGAGCCTGGCCAACACCACGCCGTCAATGCCTGGCGGCGTGAAACTTTTGCGCCTGGCACCCCTTCAGATGCAACGATCACAGAACGCCGTTTGTGGGCTGTAAACCCACAGGACTATGAGTGGCGTTCCCAGTACCTGCATGAGATACCCGACTGGTTAGCCGGGTATTTTGGCAACCGTTACGAAAAGCTGCTGGCTGGTCGTGACGGGCGTCGCCGTGCCAATACATTCCTGCGTAAAACTATCGGCGGGAATGTATTGCCACGTCTGCGCAAAGTGGCTGCACGTTACAAACTGGCCGCTGATGCACTTGATCTTCCTTTCGGTAAGTCGCTGGAGCGACTGCCGTCACTTGACCGCCCGGAACTCAAAAAGCTGGCTGGCCAGATATCTGGCTGGATCTCCCAGTCACTGTATGACTTTACCGATCAGTTTGTGGGCAGCACTGACGATGCCGCAGAGCTGCGCCGCCGTACGCTGGAGTCTTACCGCCATTTATGCTCGTGTTCCCTGATGCTGAACAATCAGCCGCCGTACTGGGCTGAACATGAAGCTAATGGCGGGCAACTGGAAACGCGTAAGGCTGAATCCGGGATCCTCCGCATGATGGCACCAGAATGGTGGTATCTGCGTCTTAAGCGGGCGCGGGATATGCAGCGTGAGCATATGGCCATTGCCGTGGGACAGGTTCAGAAAGCGGCCAGCGCTTATGTGTCCCGTAAAACCCTGGGCGAATGGATAGACCAGAAAAAGCGGAACCTTGAGTTCTTCAAAAAGTTTGACCTGCTGAATGATGAAGGGCTGCGTATTGCACTGGACAGCATGGTGCACCGCAGCGTTGCTAATCCGGCGATCCGTCGCTGTGAGCTAATGGTAAGAATGAGAGGATTTGAAGATATGGCCAATGAAGAAGGGCTGGCCGGTGAGTTTTACACCATCACCGCGCCATCGCGATTCCATGCGGTACACAGCAAAGGGGGCTTTGTTTCACAGTGGGATGGCTGCACCCCGCAGGACACCCAGCGCTACTTATGTGGTGTATGGGCGAAAGCCCGCGCCGCTATTTCCCGGGCAGGTATTCATGTTTTTGGTTTTCGCGTGGTGGAGCCTCACCACGATGGGACACCGCACTGGCACATGCTGCTTTTTATGCGTCCTGGTGACGTGGATACCGTGCGCGATATTCTTTGCTATCACGCCAGAATTACCGATTCCGAAGAACTGCAAACGCCAAACGCGCTAAAGGCACGTTTCCATGTTGAAGCCATCGATCCCGCTAAAGGTTCGGCTACGGGTTACATCGCCAAATATATATCCAAAAACATTGATGGGTTTGCGCTGGATGGTGAGCAGGACGACGAAACAGGGGAGAACCTGCGGGATATGGCCAAGTCCGTTTCTGCATGGGCTTCACGCTGGCGCATTCGCCAGTTTCAGCAGATTGGCGGTGCGCCGGTGACAGTCTGGCGTGAGCTGCGCCGGTTGCGTGATCAGGTACTGACTGACCGCAGAATGGATGCGGTTCTGGCTGCTGCGGATGTTGGGGACTGGGCGGCATACACCCAGGCGCAGGGGGGCGCACTGGTTGCCCGCCGTGATCTAGTTGTTCGTCTGGCTTATGAAATCACTGAGCAGGGTAATGAATACGCAGAGGACGTGCAGCGCGTTCAGGGTGTCTATTCTCCATTGGTTCCAGATTCGGCGGTCTGTACGCGTCTTGTGAAGTGGCAGAAGGTTGCGAAGTTGGCCGAAGCGCCAGCGGAGGCGGGTTTTTCTGGCGGCAACGCCGCCCCTTGGAGTTCTGTCAATAACTGTACGGAGGGGGGAACCCGCAGACGGTTAAAACTGGAATTACGCAGTCGGGGTTTTGAGGGTTCCGATGAAGAAATAGCCATTCTCCTGCGGGGTAGTGGTTTGAGATTCGGTCAGGGGGCGCTGATTTACCGTAATGGGTGGTTGAAGGAAACACGAAACGAGCCATTGCAGGAGCTTTGGCTGGGGTGGTTATAGGTGTGCATGTGCGTGTAACACATTCATTTGTCAGTAGATGGCAGGAAATTAAATTTCACAATTCGTGCTTTAAGGTGTACTGTATGTATATCCAGTTATTTATTGCTTGTGGGGGCTAAATGGATCTTTTGGAGGCGTCGGCACAGCTGGAGCGCATTGAATTATTGGCCAAAATTGCCCATGTTTACGAAAGTAACCAGAGAGAAAAAACAGTTGCTTTGGCCTGGATTGGAGAGCTTGCAGGAGAGGTTCGCGAAATGGTTAAAAAGGAAGGTCAACGCCCCCAGAATGGGGGCATTTCAGGCGGCGGGAGCCGCTTTCAGTAGGTCTAATGCCATCTGGCGCTGATCGGGTGAAAGTGCATTCAGTATTTTTTGCACCATCGCATCACCCGTTTTAGCGCTGGGGCTGAGAGTGTGGGAGAACGTCAGATTCATAACAAACGTATGGCCACACTCAACATCTGAACAGGCGCAGTAAATATCCGCAATCTGCCGGTGCTTCCTGTTCGTTTTACGAATAACAGCCTTTGAGCCGCATTCCGGGCATTCGATTTTCAGAACTCGCATATTCCATGCTCCAGCTGTTAAATGATGCCTGGATTTTAGCCTGTTTCGCCTCATGCCGCACCCTTATCCGTTGATTCTGTGTAACTTAAATCAAAGTTAAGGTGCAACCTTTCTGGTACTTCAGGATCGTTGTTAATGGCCATCATGAAACGGCGCTGGATGGGGGCTATTTCGCTTTTCTTGTAAATGCGTTCAGCCTTTTCAACATCCCCCAGTCCGGCAGTGTTCTGCGGGACAATACCGGCGAGGCCGGCAGGGAAACGGTGCGCGTTCAAAATGTCCTGGGCGCTGATGTTTTTGATGTTGGCAAATTCATCCTTCGCGGAAATATCCCCCATTTCAATGAATTTGATGGCGTCACCGTCTCCACCAGGAATGTTTACCAGGATGGTGGAAAAGTTACCGATCCCTTTACTGTCACGCAGCTGCTGTTCAATTTCTTCTTCCATTTCGTCCGTCATGCTGGGATCGCGGGTATAAAGAATACCGCCTGTGTGCGCACCGTTGTGGTAATAGCGGCGTCGGAAAATGACCGCTTCACTGTTAAGTAACGCGGAATGCACACCGCCGATGTAGTCCGGCAGTCCGTAGATATGCTGTTGCGGGTCATACATTTTGATGAAGATAATATCTTCTTCTGGCCATACCTGTGGTTCACCTTCCTGTAACACCACGTAGTCACCAGGCTTATCCTGCGCGTTATCTCTGACTTTGCGGCGGCGAATATACAGACCGGGCAAGGGTTCAAGTGCGATCACGTCGCCCCAGCCGTTACGAATTTTGGCAATCGCAATATCCCCAAAGGTTATATAGTCAAACGCTGCCGCTTCCAGCTGGTCATGAATAAGCCCGCCCCCCTGGTAGTCTGAAACAATCATGTTTTTACGGGCGTGAATGATGCCGCCGTGCTGACCGTTAAGATTAATCAGTTGCGCGAGTGCCAGCCGGTCTATCGGCTGGGTGAAGTGATCGGCTGCATTGTCGTACCAGATATCACGGTAATCTGTGCCGGTAGTCAGAACCGGTTCAGGTTTGCCGAATGTGATAATGCTCATCTTTTTTGATTTGTCGCCGCGCTGGTCGCGCTTAACAAAGCGTTTCTTTTTACTCATGCTGCCTCTTTCCTTACACCCCAGCGGGATTTAGGTTTGTTTTCATAGTTAAGGGGTTCGTTATACAGACCGTGGGTAATTGCCCAGAATGCCTCTGCGTGGCCGGTATCCTGGCTGCGGTCAGCGACAAACGTCATGGCGTTGCCGCTTTGTGTGGTGGTTCGACGCACAGACATAAAGCTGGCCGCGATCTCTTTCAGGTTTTTATCCCACTCAATACGCTGGCTTTCCACCACGTCCACCGCTTTCAGTACCAGCTTATTTTTGGTGTTCAGGTCGTAACGAATAGGGACGGCCACGCGCATGGCAAAATGCTGAATGTTGTCAAAAACACCCTGGCCAATGCCGGTAACGTCCACCCCCAGATAAGTGAAGTTGTATTTTTTGAACAACTGCTCGATCTGTTTTGCCTGGTACCGGAAGTTCATGCCTTTCCAGTAAATCACCTTCAGAACGCGGAACTTCTCCACGGCGAGCATCGGTGGGGCGATGATGACAAAACAGGACAAATCCCCGCTGCGAGCCGGGTCAAAGCCGCCCCACACTGGCCTGTCACCGAATGGCCGCGTTGCATCAGGGTTGTGATCCTGCCAGGTGTCGATTTCAACGCCGCAGGCTTCCAGGTCGAAAAAGCTGAAAACGGAATCTTTGCTGTCAACGAACACGCACATATAGAGCATGTTAAAAGTGGCGTCGTTGTAGCGGTTGCGAAGTTTCTCGATGTTCGCCAGGTTGAAACCGCCCGCAATGGCATCTTCCATCGTAATGACGTAGCGCCATTGCCCATCCGGGCAGAGTCGCCCGCCGTCACGCATTTCGTTAAAGGACGGAAACTTAATGGCCGCACGTTTTTTACTGCCCTGTTTCCACTCATCGCCAGTCCAGAACGGGTAAGCCTGGTGCGTTTTTGCCGATGGCGTTGAAAAATAGGTGGTGCGCCATTTGTCATGGGTGGCCATTGCGCTGGCCACTTCGTTAAGTTTTGCAAAGTTTGGCACCCAGAAATATTCATCACAGTACAGGTGGCCACTGTAGGACTGGGCGGTGTTTTTGTTGGTGGAGAGAAAACGCAGTTCTGCGCCGTTGCTTAAGCGGATCGGGTTGCCGGTCAGCGTAATACCGAAATACTGCTCTGCAATATTCACGATGTAAGACCGGAACACTTCTGCCTGAGCCTTTGACGCGGATAGAAAGATTTGCGGATCGCCGGTCATCACCGCGTTTTCAAACGCTTCAAACGCAAAATACCAGGTCGCACCGATCTGGCGGCTTTTCAGGATGTTCCTGACAAGCTGGCCAATGTTATTGCGCAGGTGTTTCTGATATTCAAAAAGATGTTCCTCAGCCCATGCGTCAAAGTCCTCCTGCGTCAGCGAGGTAATATCGTTTTTCTTGTATTTCCGTTTACTGCGCGGTTCGTCGTCATTGTTGTCTCGTGCAGCTGCTTGCCCGGAACTCTGACCGCTGGCCATTTTCTCTTTGTGTTTATTACTCTGCGCACGCAGTTTCGTGGCATGAGCAATGAGCATGTCCATTTCTTTCAGGTCGAGATCGGTTTTGTTATCGCGGCTGGCCAGCAGCTGGTAACGGCGTTCAATTGCTTCCTCTGTGCTTTCAAAACTGAGCAAATCCGCCCAGCTGTATTTCTCCGCCCAGTAGTAAACGATCCGCGCATTCGGCAGATTTAATTCAGATGCGATTTCCTTTGGCGTATAGCGGCGCAGATAAAGTGCGCGAACAACGCCTTTTAATTCTTCAGAGTATTTAGCCATGCGGATAATTATGCCGTGGCTGTGATGAAAAAACGGTGGTGTTAATTCGTGTCTGTTCGGTAAAGCGTTATAACCGAACTGTTCAGAATAAAGCGTAATGCAGCGGCGGTTTTATTTGGCAATAATTGAGTTCGCAGGGTCAGTGAATAAATCAGGGGGGATATGTCGCATTTAAAAACTGACTGGCTGTGTGTTGCCACAGAAGGCGATACGGTTGATGGCAGGGTCATGGAACGGCAATGGATTATTGATATGGGGGAAACCTATGATGTCACCCATTACGCCGCACTAATCTGGCCTGAACATGAACGATATGCCGGTAATTTTGGCGAAGTGCTAAAGGCGATGTGGCAGGACGGGGAAGATGGGCTGGCACGATTATATGTGAGCCTGTGTCCTAACAAGCGCCTGTTGTATGCCAATGATGAAGGGCAGTTGCTTTATTTCTCTGTTGAGCCAGAACTTAACTGGCGCGGAGGTGAGCGAACGTATCTGGGCGGACTGGCCGTAACGGACAATCCCGCCAGTGTGGGCACTACACGGTTGCGCTTTAGTCGGCGCAGACTATCAAAACAGGGATATTACAGTTGCGTAATTTCCCGTGACGGAAAAATTAAGCAGGAAGAACTGATGAAAAAAACCTGGCACCATTTATTTGGCATTAAGCCAAAGTTTGAAAGCGAAGGTCAGCAGGATGATACGCAGCAGGGTGATGATAAATTGCAGGCGCTTGCGAATGCTGTTAACGATTTGGAAGCGCGAGTGGGGACAATTGAAACACAACTGAGCACTGTTAAGGAAGATGTAGATACTATTGTTGAAGTTGTGGACACGGAAGAGTTTGCGGCCATTCGTGATAATGCGAAAGAAATCGTAACCCGCTTTAACGATCTGGGTAATCAGAATACCCGTTCACCGGGGCGTAAAATTTCAGAAAAAGCCGGAAAATTTAATTTCCTGTAATTCGCTTTATTGCTGATTAGTCCAGAACATATTTTTAAATCGCTTAATTGCGAGGGAGTTTTATGCACCTTAATAATCGTGCGCGGGATTTACTGGATAAATATTCGGCGGGGATGGCGCAGCAGTTTGGTGCGCGTGATACCAGTCGATATTTTTCCCTGAATGACCCGCAGGAAAATGCGCTGCGTCTTGCGCTGCTGGAGTCCGTCGAGTTCCTGAACATGATCACCTGTCTGGATGTTGACCAGCTGAGTGGCCAGGTGATCTCTGTCGGTTCCTCTGTGCTGCATACCGGCCGCAGCGAAAATGGCCGTTTCATTCGTCAGGTAGGCGTTGACGGTAATGACTATTCCCTGGTTGAAACAGACAGCTGTGCCGCGTTGCGCTGGGATCTGCTTTCTGTCTGGGCAAACGCCGGTAAGGATGAAAACGAGTTTTACAACCTGGTACAGGCATTCACCACGCAGGCTTTTGCGCTGGATATGTTACGCATTGGTTTTAACGGTAAAAGTCGCGCGAAAACCACTGATCCGGTAGCAAACCCGAACGGTGAAGATGTGAATATCGGCTGGCATGAGCGTATGAAAACGCTGCTGGGCGGCAATCAGATTATGACGGATGCCGTGGTGCTTGATGAGGCCGGGGATTACAAATCACTGGATGCAATGGCGTCCGATCTGATTAACGCCAAAATTCCGGCACAGTTCCGCAATGACCCGCGTCTGGTTGTTCTGGTCGGTGCCGATCTGGTCGCTGCTGAACAGTACCGACTGTATCAGGCAGCAGACCGTCCGACTGAAAAAATTGCTGCGCAGATGCTGGGAAGCACCATTGCTGGCCGTCAGGCCATTATCCCGCCGTTTATGCCGGGTAAACGCATGGTGGTTACGCCGCTTTCTAATCTGCACATCTACACCCAGCGCAATACCCGTATGCGTAAGGCGGAGTTTGTTGAAGATCGTAAGCAGTTCGAAAACAAATACCTGCGCAATGAAGGTTACGCGGTGGAAGTGCCGGAGCTGTATGCGGCCATTGATGAATCCGCAGTAACGATCGGCAAAGTCTCCGAACCGGTGGAGGGCTGATAAATGGCACTTTCCCCAGCGCAGCGTCACAGCCAGCGCATTGCGATGGAACAAAAGCTGAAGCGCAGCCAGGCACTGGAAACCACGGAAAGTATGCATCTGCTGATCAGGGCACTGGAAACGGATGTGGAATATGTGCGCAGTCTGCCTCTTATCGCTGATCGCGTTGACTACAAGCGCGATGTGCTGTTGCCGCGCTGGGTTCCCACTGTGGAAGCCTATCTGGAGAGTGGTCAGGTGTATGCAAATCCGGTTTTCGCCTGGTGTGTTATCTGGCTGTTTGACGTGGGCGATCTGGATAAGGCGCTGGACTGGGCTGACATTGCTATCAGCCAGCAGCAGGCAACCCCGGATCGGTTACGCAGCAATTTTCCCACTTTCGTGGCGGATACGATGCTGGCATGGGCGCAGGAAACCGCAGGGCGCGGGGAAAGTGTGGAGCCTTATTTCACCCGCACGTTTGAGCGGGTGGCAAACACCTGGCGACTGCATGAGCAAGTGACGGCCAAATGGTTCAAGTTTGCCGGTCTGGAGTTGCTGCGCAACGACGATGGACAGAAAACAGCGGCGGGCGTGGATGACATTGAAACGCTGGAAAAGGCCGATCAACTGCTGGCTATTGCAGAAAAACACTACTCAAAAATTGGCGTCAGAACGGCACGGCAGACGATTGCCGCCCGTATCCGAAAACTGACGCAGGAGTAAAGACTACCGCAAGCCAGGCGGACGCGGTGGAGGGCAGAACACCTTGTGTGTAACTGCGCCGTGGAAACCGGCCAGTCCGCCTTTTTCGGGGGATTTATGTTTAGCGGAAAGCCGCTGGATTATCAGGATGAACCGCTGACCAATAACGGATTCTGGCCTGACCTGAATCTGAAGGATTTTCAGGCACAGCGGTCACTGCCGCCAGATATTGATGCTGACACCATCAGCCAGGCGTTATTGGCAGCGGTGGCGGAGGTGAATGCGGAACTGGAAAACGTAGAGGCCAGCTGGATAGCGAAAGGCCACACGCTGGCGGTAGAGGTACCCGGCGTAAAAATGGGCGGACTGAACAGTCTGTGTGCCCAGTACATGAAGGCCGTTTTTGCCAGGGCGAAAGCGGATCTGCTGGGTGAGTTCGCCACCATCGGGCGGCGTGATACCCATCCGGGACAGGAAAGCATGGAAACCCGTGCGGGGTTACTGGCTGAAGCATCGGTGGTGATCCGCCGTATGAAAGGGTTGAAACGGGCAACGGTGAAAAAAGTATGAGCCAGACGCAGATCCAGAGCCTGACCGCATTTTTTAAAGAGAATGTCCCGCCCCGCGCGATGCAGTCCTTTGACAGCGTGCTGGATGAGATGAAGTTCATTCCTGCGGCGAAGGATTACGGGCTGGGGCAATATCGCCAGGCGGTGATCCGATATGACGCGGTTCTGAGCTGGGCGCGTTTCCCGTATCGCCTGTGCCCGCCGCAGTTGCTTATGTCCTTACTGGCGGCGTGGCTGGATGATGTTGACAGGGAACTACTGGATGAAGTGGGGCTGAGTGAAGCCGAACCGGACTGGGATGTTTCGGTGGAGGATGAGGAAGTGGCCACTGTGGTGCTGACTGTTCCGATGGTGGAAGAACTGGTGATCAGGCAGGACGAAAACGGGGCTATTCCGTGGCGGGGTGAGCGCTGGTCACTGGTTGAGCCTGAAATCTGGACGGCACTGACCGCCAGTATTTACAGCGTGGATGAGGCCGGTGCGCCGGTGGGTGATAGCGAATGATTGCCGGTGGCGAGCTGAATAAAAAACAGCTGGCCGAATTGCGCAAGGCACTGGCCAGCATGGAGCTGCCGACGAGAAAACGGCAGCGTCTAATCTGGCGTCTGGCCAAATATGGCGTGATTGCTGCGGCAAAACGGCATGTGCGCAATCAGGAATCCCCGGATGGCCAGAAGTGGCCGGGACGTAAGACAAAACGCAAAGGGAAGATGCTGCGCAACCTGCCAAAGCTGCTGCATATCCGTGAAATGCCAGAAATTCAGGCTGTGCGGATCTATTTACAGGGCGGCGGATACCGGAACGGGGAAACGCCGGTACCAGCCGGAACGGTGGGTTACGCGCAACAAAACGGAATGCGCGTAAAGGTCAGCCGCAGTAATCAGCCACGGAAGGCAGAGGCCGGGAAAATGGCGACACCTGCCCAGGCCAAAAAATTACGGGCGCTGGGGTACCGGGTGAAAACCGGTAAGCGATGGAAAAAGCCCACACTGGGTGAGATCACCAAAACGATGCCGTACAGCCAGGCGGGGCTGCTGATTCGAAAACTCAGCGGTAAGGCCGTGAAAACCAACTGGACAGTGGATCTTCCTGCCCGTGTGTTTCTGGGCATGAATGATGATGAATTTGACAAGGCGCTGGCGCGTCAGCTTCAGGCTATCGGCTTTGGCTGGGACGTTAAAGCGCAGGATATTAAGGGGAAAGCATGACCTGGCCAATTGTGACCGTAAACCAGGTAAATCAGCTGCTGGGTGAAACCAATGAAGTGGAACGCACACTGCTGTTTATCGGTTCGGGTACCAAAAATGTGGGGAAAACGCTGGCGGTGAATGCCCAGAGTGATTTTGATTCGCTGCTGGGCGAGGAAGCCAGTCCGCTGAAAAATGATGTTCTGGCTGCGCTGGCGAACGCTGGCCAGAACTGGTGGGGATTCATTCACGTTCTGCCAGCTGACGCGGAGGCAGATGCCTGGGTGAAAGCGGTTCTGGCCGCGCAGGTGGTGTGCTCTGTGGAAGGCGTGGTGCTGTCTGACGATGTGACCGCTAAAGCGCAGGTAAATCAGGCCGTGACGTTACGATCCACCCTGATTTCAAAGTATGGCCGCTGGGTGTGGTTCATTCTGGCCGCACAGGGAATGCAGGACGAAGAAGCCCAGGCGGATTATCTGGTACGCATGGCCACCCTTCAGGATGGCATTGCAGAAAAGGCGGTGCAGCTGGTTCCCCGCCTGTGGGGAAATGAACCGGGTGTGCTGGCTGGTCGCCTGTGTAGCCGTGCGGTAACCATTGCTGACAGTCCGGCGCGGGTTAAAACCGGTGCTCTGATGAATCTGGGCAGTGATGAAATGCCGGTTGATGGTACCGGTGAAGTTCTGGAACTGGCCACCCTTCAGGCGCTTGAAGCACAGCGTTTCAGTGTGCCGATGTGGTACCCGGATTATGACGGTTTTTACTGGGCAGATGGCCGCACGCTGGATGTTGAGGGCGGCGATTATCAGTCGATTGAAACCCTGCGCGTTGCTGATAAAGCTGCCCGCCGTGTTCGTCTGCTGGCTATCAGCAAAATCGCGGATCGCTCGCTGAATAGCACGCCGGGGAGTATCGCCGCACATCAGACACTGTTTGCCCGTCCACTGCGTGAAATGTCCACTGCGGCCAGCATTAACGGTGTGTCATTTCCGGGTGAGGTGAAGCCGCCGCAGGATGGTGATGTGACCATTGTCTGGAAGAACAAAAAGGCGGTGGATATTTACATTGTGGTACGCACCTGGGAAGTGCCGCTGCAAATCACCATCAGTCTGTTACTGGATGCCAGTCTGGAGGCCACAGCATGACTAAACGTATTTCGGGTATGTCGTTTGACACCTATATGGACGGCGATCTGATCCATATCGAGAAAATCACGCTCGATATTACGGATAACAGCGCTGCTGCCCAGACGCGTGGCGTCCCTGACGGGTATGTGGATGGCGATGTTGCTGCCGAAGGGGAAATTGAAGTTAGTTCAAAAACACTTCAGGTGCTGACAGCCAAAGCCCGTGCAGCGGGTTCATGGCGCGGACTTCCACCACTTGATTTTCTTTTTTATGCCAAAGCCAGTAGCGAAGAAATGAAGGTGGAGACGTTCGGCAATAAATTGCAGGTCAGCAACCTGCTGGATATTGATCCGAAAGGTGGCGGCGTGACCACGCACAAAATCAAATATTTCGTGACCAGTCCGAAATTCGTCAACATCAACGGTGTGCCGTATCTGGAAGCGGAAGCCACAGAAAACCTGATCGGATAAGGGGCAGGGATGCAGGAGCATGAAAAGAGCCTTTATTCACTGCTGATCATTGGCGCACTGATTGCCATCGGCAATGTGCTGACCAGTAATGACCCCATCACGCCTCGCCTGTTTGCCGGTCGCGTGATCCTGGGCAGTCTGGTTTCAGTGGTGGCCGGGGCGGTGCTGATTCAGATCCCGGATGCCAGCCCGCTGGCCATTCAGGGACTGGGGGCGGCGCTGGGGATTGCCGGTTATCAGGCGGTGGAAGTGTGGCTGCGCAGGCGTGCAGCGGGAAAGCAGAACGGGAGTAAGACAAATGACCCTGAGTGAAAAACAGCAATTATTCACAGTCATGGTGGCCAGTCTGATCCACTGGGCAGAAGAACATGGCTACAGGCTGACGTTCGGTGAGGCTTACCGTACACCAGAACAGGCCGCGCTGAATGCGAAGAAAGGCAGCGGCATTTCTAACAGTCTGCACACCCAGCGGCTGGCGGTGGATATCAATCTGTTCGTGAACGGTCAGTACAAAACCCGCACAGAAGATTATCTGCCACTGGGGGAATACTGGGAATCACTGGGTGGTACCTGGGGCGGACGCTTCAAATCCAGACCGGATGGCAATCATTTCAGTCTGGAACATAACGGGGTGCGCTGATGAGCAACGGGCAGTGGCTGGTTGTGGTGGCGCTGGCGTTTGTCTGGGGCTGGCTGACCGCTGACTGGCGGCGTGACAGCTTAGAGCTGGCAATCAATACAGCGGCACAGGTGGCCGGTAATGAATCGCGCAAAGCAATGCAGGGTATTGCCAGTGATTCGGCCAGAGCGCTGGAAGATAAACTGGAGGCGTTAAAAAATGTGGCACCGCGAGAGATACGCACGGAAATACTTAAGCCCGTTTTTACCAATCGTTGTCTGTCTGATGAGTTTGTCAGCATGTACAACAGCGCCGCAGCCGGTACCGAACGTGCGTTATCAGGAAAACCTGAAAACTAAATGCACCACGCAGCTGCCGCGCCTGAACGGTACGACAGGAAAAGACGCAGCGGAATTACTGACAATTTATCCTGAAATTTATGGGCAGTGTGCTGCGCGTCATAATCAGTTAGTGGACGAAATTAATTTAAGAGAGAGTATGAGTGATGGAACAAATTAAACTGTGTGTTTGTGGTGTTGATATTGTTTTTGAGCCAAATCAGACCGCCTACAACAAATTTATTAATGAAATGGCGATGGATAATAAAGTTGCCCCGGCACATAACTATCTGACGCGAATTGTGGCAACGGAAAGTAAAGAAGCACTGGCAGAAGTATTAAAACGTCCGGGTGCAGCACTTCAACTGGTTGGCAAAGTAAATGATATTTATGCGCCTGAACTGGAAATTGAAGTAAAAAACTGACAAAGCGAGTCCATGAAATTGAAAGAAATGGACTCGAACAATATTTAATTCTCCGCCGTCATTATTTACCGCATGGTCAGGATTCCGTTGATGATATCGCCGCCGCTATCTGGCTGGACAATCGCCACTGGGAATATACCGGAATAGCCGTGGCCAATGGTGTGGCAAAAGCATTTAAAGGCACTGAATGAAACAATTAGATTTTACATTGAGCCTGATTGATAAATTATCCCGCCCGTTAAAACAGGTGCAGGGTAACGTCACCGGCTTTGCGGAAAAATCAAAAGCAGCCTTTATGCAGATTGGCGGCGGCGCGGTGGCGCTGGCAGGTGTCGGGATGGCGATCAAGGGTGCGTTATCACCGGCAATTGAAATGTATGACGCGCTGAATGATGCCGCCGCAAAAGGGATTGATGATTCCGCGCTTAAGACAGTTCAGCGTGATGCCTTGCGCTTCAGTACAACCTATGGTGCCAGCGCGGTGGAGTTCGTTAAATCCACGGAAAATATTAACGCTTCCATTGCCGGACTGACGGGTAATGAACTGCCGAAGGTGACGAAAATCGCCAATACCCTGGCCTTTGCGCTCAAGTCCACAGCGGCGGACACGGCGGAATTTATGGGGCAGATGTTCGGTAACTTTTCCGCCGATGCCACCAGACTGGGCAAGGTTCAATTCGCCGAGCAGCTGGCGGGCAAGATGGTTTATATGCGCAAAACCTTTGGTACAGAAATGGCCACTATCAAGGATTTGATGGAAGGTGCGCGCGGTGTCGGGACTAACTACGGCGTGGGGATGGATGAACAGCTGGCCGTACTGGGGCAACTTCAGCGGACGCTGGGAACGGAAGCCAGCAGCGCCTATGAAGGGTTTATGACCGGCGCGATTGATGGCGCTAAAAAGCTGGGGCTGTCCTTTACTGACTCCACCGGCAAAATGCTGTCCATGCCTGAAATGCTGATCAAGTTGCAGGGCAAATATGGCAAAAGCCTTGAAGGGAACCTGAAAGCCCAGGCGGAACTGGATGCAGCCTTTGGTGACAGTTCGGCAGTGGTTAAACAGCTTTACGGCAATGTCGCGTTACTTCAGCGGAACATCACCGAACTGGGCGGCGCGGACGGTCTGAAGCGTACCCAGGAAATGGCACAAAAAATGGTTAAGCCGTGGGATCGCTTTGTGCAAATCCTGAAAGCCATTCAGACCGTGATCGGGTTGACGCTGATCCCGGTGCTGTATCCGGTTCTGAATCGCCTGGCTGATATGGGGCAGACCTTTGCCCGCTGGATGCAGTTATTTCCTAACATTGCCCGTGTGATTGGTTATGCGTCGATGGCACTCCTGAGCTTTGCCGGCGTGGGTGCGGTGGCCAATATCGTGATGGGGGTATCCAGATTCATCATGATGGGATTGCGCGGGATCTGGGTGGCGTTAACGGCGGTTACGAAAATCTACACAGCCACTGTCTGGCTGGCGCAAATGGCGGTAATCGCCTGGAATACCACGCTGAAGTTTTTGCGCGGTGCGTTACTGGCGGTACGCATGGCCGCAATAATGGCCGGAATTGGTATCAACCTGATGAGCTGGCCGATCCTGCTTGTGATTGGTGCCATTGCGCTGCTGGTTGCCGGTTGTTATCTGCTGGTTAAGCACTGGGACACAATAAAAGCAGCGGTGATGAATACCGGAGCCTTCCAGACATGTGCCGCCGTGGTGAAATGGCTGGCGGGGATCTTTGCTTCAGCCTGGCAATATATCAGTGAGGGATGGAACAGCTTTATTTCTTTGCTGACAGGATTTTCACCGTCTGAAGCATTAAAGGGAATGGCCACCGGCATTATGTCGCTGTTTGATAATGTCTGGAAGTCAATCAAAGGGGGATTTCTTAAGTCGTGGAACTGGATTGTTCAGAAACTGAATAAAATTCCCGGCGTGGATATTTCACTGGCCAGTGAAACCACGCAGCCATTAACCGGAAATACACTGTCAACGGGTGGTGATTTAAAAAGTGTGGATAAAGGTGGTATCAGCAAAACAATCAGCAGCAACAGTAAATCCGTAACCGATAACAGCCGGAAAATTGGTGAAGTGCATTTTCATACCAAAGAAGCACTTTCTCCATCCCAGCTTATGGAATGGCAGGAGCTTGGCGCATGAGTGATGTTCTTTATATCGATTTGCTGATTCAGGGCGGTGACTTTGTTCTGAATACCGGTAATGAACCTGAATTATGTAATAACCGAAAAAGTATCGGGCAGGACATTATTCATTCCATTATTGAAAGTGGGTTAGCGACGGAATTAATTGCCGAACGTAGCCCGACAATGAGAGCGGATATTTTTACCCGCATGGAATTACTGATTGAAGATGATGAACGCATTGTGCCGGGTACGGTGGAAATCAGTGAAGAAAGTCAGAAGCGGCTGTGGGTAACCGCGAGTACATATGATTTTGGCGGGATCTCTGCGCAGGTGGATTTATGACGGAAAAACCGCAGGTTGATTTTGAAGAAGTGGTGAAAGACAGCGGTATGCCGGTAACGGAAGCCGAAGTGCGGGAACGCTTCAATGCGATTGCAGCAGATGAGGGAATTATCACCAATACATCCCGAATGTCACCGTTCTGGCGATTAATCACCGCCATTGTGACCGCCCCGGTGATGTGGCTTAAAGACGTTCTGGTGTTAACCGTGCTGGCCAATATGTTTGTGGCCACAGCCAGCGGGAGCATGTTGCGTTTGCTGGCCTGGGCGGTGAACGTCACGGCAAAACCGGCGAGCGCTGCACAGGGGGTGATCCGCTTCTTCAAAGAAGATGCAAAGGCCGTTGTGACGGTGAAAGCCGGGACGGTTATCCAGACAGAACGCATTAACGGGCGAGTTTATGAGCTGGCCACCACTGAGGATGTGGTGATCGCTTCTGGTGCGGCCAGCGCATTACTGCCGGTGAAAGCCACCGGCACCGGGGGCGCGTATAACCTTGCGCCCGGATATTACCGCATTCTGCCGGTGGCGGTCAGTGGTATCAGCCATGTGGCCAGTGAGGAAAACTGGCTGACCGTGCCGGGGGCTGACGAGGAAAGTGATGATGAGCTGCGCGAGCGTTGCCGCAATCAGTTCAATCTGGTGGGGAATTACCACACTGATGCGGTTTATCGCTCAATGATCGCCAGTGTTGCCGGGTTGAGCATCGATCGGATTTTCTTTGAGCATGAAGCACCGAGGGGGCCAGGAACAGCCAACGCCTTTTTATTACTGGACAGTGGGGTGGCATCAGCGCCTTTCGTGGATGCGGTGAATGACTATATCAACACGCAGGGACACCACGGGCATGGCGATGATATGCAGTGCTATCCCATGCCGGAAACGCTTCACGATCTGGTCGTCACGGTTTATGTCAGAAATCTGAACAACTTCAGTGACGAAGAAGTGAAAACGCTGAAGGGCGGCATTGAAAACATGATCCGCTGTGCCTTTCGTGAGAATGCTGATTATGACGTCAGAAAGACATGGCCATATTCACGGTTTTCATTTTCGCAACTGGGGCGGGAAATTCATAAAACCTTTGCGCAGACGGAATCACTGACATTTTCGCTGGGAGACATTACCAGTGAACTGAGCGTGCCGCGTCTGAAATCACTGACGGTGAATATTGAGAATGAATGAGTTCATGAAAAAGCTGGCCGGGATGTTCCTGCCGTCCTGGATGAATAAAGGCGAACCGGGGAAATTGATGAAAACGGCGCGGCGGTTCTGGGCTGAGGTTTACGGCTGGATTACCTGGCCAATGAATCAGTTTGATCCGCTGACGTGTACACCGGCATTACTGAACCTGCTGGCTTATGACCGGGATATCACCCGCTTTGATGGTGAACCGTTGGTGCTGTTCCGCAAACGCGTGGCTTATGCCTTTGTGAATGCACGGGATGCCGGTTCAGTAGAGGGGTTTATCAATATCTTTGAACGGCTGGGAATTGGTTATGTGGAGCTGTCAGAACGGCAACCGGGTATCGACTGGGATGTGATTCTGGTTCGGGTGACAGACAGCCAGATTGCAGACAACACGCAACTGATGATCCAGATAATCCGTCAGTACGGGCGAACATGCCGCCGCTATCAGTTTGAGGTGATCACATCGGAAAAACTGGCTATCAGAGCCGGATGGGATCAGGGGGAATATGTGGTTTATCCGGCGATGTTAGCAGGGACGGAAGCCCGCAGCGCAACATTCAGCGCGAGTTTGTAAGGAGTTTTTTATGTCACAGACAGCTATCACACTGGCATTTGAAAACTGGAAAGCGCAACAGGGTGCTACGGGTGAACCGGTACTACTGGACGAATTTGTTTTTGCCAGTGTGCCGGATTTAAACCCGGATACACCTGTTGACCGTAATGAAGCGTTGCCCCCGACAGCACAGATTGTTCACCGGCAGGCTGTTACCCGCACGGGTGTGGTGAATGAAAATGGGGTGGTTTATTCCGTAGTGCTGGGCGCAGATGTGGGTGATTTCAGTTTTAACTGGATCGGTCTGCTCAATAAGGCCAGCGGTACGCTGGCAATGATTGTCCATGCACCATCACAGCAGAAACTGAAAACAAAAGAAGGGCAACAGGGAAACGTGCTGACCCGCTCGTTTCTGATGGAGTACAACGGCGCACAGACGGAAACCGGGATTAATACGCCTGCTGAAACCTGGCAGATTGATTTCACCGCGCGTATGGCCGGAATGGATGAGCGCCAGCGCCTGGAAAATATGGATATCTATGGCACGGCAGCGTTTTTTGGTGACGGGTATCTGGTAGCCAAAACTGGCAATCAGTTTTTTGTCACGAAAGGCACGGGTTATGTGGCTGGACTTCGTGCGTCACTGGCTGCGAGCCAGAATATTACGGTGACGACAAAGCCGGTAAAAGTCTGGCTGGATGTGTGCTGGACAGGGACACTGACCAGTGTCTGGAATGTGCAGAGCAAAATCACGGTGGCTGCAAATCTTGCTGATTACGTTCAGAACGGGGTTCAGCATTACGTGTTTGCGGTGGCCAGCATTGATGTGGATGGTCACATCACGGATTTACGGCCAAAAGGTAGCCTGGGAGAACAGCAGGCCAGCAGCGATTTTTTGCGTAAGGATGCAAACCTTGCTGATGTTAACGACAAAGCGAAAGCCAGAAAAAATCTTGAACTGGGTGAACTGGCGGTTTTAAGCATTAGTGATGTTGTACCTGTTGGGGTGCCACTTCCCTGGCCGACAGATATCCCACCGGCGCGTCACGCAATCATGCAGGGGCAGGCATTTGATACAGTGGCCTGCCCGCAACTGGCTATTGCATACCCATCGGGTGTTCTTCCTGATATGCGCCGCCAGACAATCAAAGGGAAACCAGACGGTCGCGCAGTTCTCTCCTATGAAGATGATGGCAATAAATCCCATGCCCACACTGCGAGTGCATCCAGTACGGATTTGGGAACGAAATCAACATCCTCATTTGATTACGGTACTAAAACGGCGAGTACGTTTGACCACGGTACAAAAACGACAAATACGACAGGGGCGCACGCACACGGTTTTACCACGCGAGGCACTGATGGTTCAGGAATAGCCAGATCAGCAGGCGGAAGTGGTACTGCATATACCGTAAATACCAGTTCAGCGGGAAACCACGCGCACACCGTAGCCATTGGCGCACATAATCACACCGTAGGTATTGGCGCTCACTCTCATACCGTAGCAATTGGCGTACATAGTCACACGATTACCGTCGCCGCGTCGGGTAACGCAGAAACGACCGTTAAGAATATTGCATTTAACTACATAGTGAGACTCGCATAATGACTTTTAAAATGAGTGAAACCGATCAAACAGTTACTGTTTATAACCTGCGTTCAGACACGAATGAATTTATTGGTTCGGGTGACGCTTTTATACCTGCGCATACCGGACTGCCAGCTAACTGCACCACGATAAAGCCACCGGCAATCAAAGCGGGGTTTGTGGCGATTTTTGATTCAGAGAAGCAAAGATGGATTTCCCGTGAGGATCATCGTGGTGAGGTTGTGTTTTATACGGAAAACGGTAATGAGCTGGAGATAACCGAGCCAGGCGCTTACCCGGAAGGGACTACCACGTTAGCACCGGCTAATGCCTGGCAAAAATGGAATGGTAAGGCGTGGGTGGATGATGCGGAGGCCATGCGAATTACATTAGTCAGCGAGGCAGACGCCGAAAAGAAAAGACTGCTTAAACAGGCCAATGATGCCATTGCCACATTGCAGGATGCCGTTGATTTAGACATGGCGACCGAAGAAGAAGCACTGCTGCTTACTGCATGGAAAAAATACCGCGTTTTACTGAATCGTATTCAACCGGAAGATGCGCCGGAAATTGTGTGGCCGGAGGTGCCTGGAAATGTGGCGTGAAGCACGTCTGGCCTTCACGGATTCTGTTGCTGCGCTGAACTGTTCGATCGTCCCTGCGCATCCGTGGATTTATGGGCTGGGACAGCAGACAGCAAACGGGGCATATCTCAGTCCGGTTAATGCTGTTCGCTACCTTGCTGAACGCCTGACCGGAACAGGGGGGAATGTGGACGTGGTGATTATGATGGTCACCGGACAGACACAGGAAAACTTTATGGCCAGCCTGAATAACCTGGTCGGGATTTTCCCCGCCCCGGCATTCACGCAGGTCAAACGGCTGGCGCAATCCGCCGCAGCGCTGGCTATTGAAAAGATGCAGATCCCTGCGAAAACCGCCGCTGCGTTACCTGCGTCCATTCCACTGTCTGTACCAACCAGCAGGGCTGCTTTATCTGCTGCGGCAATCAGCCAGGCACAAAAGGCGGCGGGTGCCGGGTTTGATATCGAAGGGCTGAAAAAACAGCTGGGCGAGTTCACGCAGCTGCGTGACCAGCTTATCAGTGACGTGGCCAGCGGCCTGAATGATTTACAGGGGCAGAGTGCCCGAGCGTGGGTTTTTACTGCCAGCGGAGACACCGGCACCACGTTACTGGAACTGGTGAAGGACATTCCGCAGCAGTCTGCCGTTTACACCGCTGCCATGATGCTGGTTGGCGATAATCTTGATGGAATAAAGGGAATGATTCATGACTTCGATCCCGACACTGGCGCTTAATGGCGAGGCCATCCAGTTGAAAAACATGCGGGTGACCGTTTCACAGCAATTTCAGGATAAAGATCAGTCCGGCCAGACCAGTGCCACAACAAAATCAGAGCAGGGAGCAAAGGGAAAGGAACTGCGGATCAGCGGTGAAATACCTTTTAAACAGCCTGAAATACTGAAGCGTATTTTTGAGCTGGCCAGTGCAACCGATGCCAGTGGTAATCGTCAGAAGTACCGCGTGGCGCATGAAGTTGCCCGTGCTGTTAATTTTCGTGAAGCAACGTTCAGCGGAATGCTGGATGCACCCCAGCAGGACGGGAAAATGGCCTGGCTGGTGACATTCACACTGGCGGAACATATCAGCGTGCAGGAAAAGCGAGAGGCGAGGGCAACAGGTAAGACGACCGCAAAAAAACAGACTGCCGGTAGTGTGGGACAGTCCGGTGGCCAGTCTGCCGGAGAGGATGAAGAAAAACTGACGTGGTTTGAACGCAAAGTGCTGAAGCCCGTCAATGATGCTTTGGGTTAATGATGAAACCAGTAAAACGCCTTTACCTTTCAACGGATGAAGTTCACCTGGTGGATGCCAGCCTGGTTCTGGAGCTGAACAGCTGCGGCCGGGGCTTCATCACCGCAGAGACAACAACCGATTACACCGGAAAACTGGTGCGGCTGGATGTGGGGTATACCGATCTGCTTTTGCGCTGGTTTACGGGGTATGTGGAGCGTTCGCAGCCCGCTGAAAACGGTTTTCAGCGTCTGTTCATTCGTGAGCTGGCAGGTGTGTTTGAAAGGATGTGGCCATGTTCGTTTCAACATCCAACTTTACGCGAGGTTGCCAGCTGGCTGGAAGAAAACAGCGGGATCACGGTCAGTGTGCCTGATGCACAGTACAGCGATACCCCTATCCCACATTTTACCCATAACGGTACCGGCTATCAGTTGCTGAACAATCTGGGCAGGGCGTTCAGTATCCAGGATTACATCTGGTACCAGTTGCCTGATGGTTCGCTTTACGTCGGAGGCGCAGAAAAATCATTGTTTGCCGGTCGTCCCATAGAAATCCCGTCAGAGTTCAGCCAGGGGGCTGCTGGCGGTAACTCTGTGACATTACCAGTGATCCAGACTATGCGGCCAGGGGTGGAGATGAACGGTGAACGCGTGACTAAAGTTCACCTGACTAATGACACGATGGCGATCACATGGACGCCGAGAAACCGCGCAACGGGTAAACCTTTGCAGAAAACACCGGCGCAACGGCAGATTGAAAGCCATTACCCGGAACTGGCATCCGGGCTTCATTTGCCAAAGATGGCCAGAGTCGTGGCGCATTCAGAGCCGGTAAAAAGCGGTAACTTTGCCGATCCCTTCCGTCCACGTTACGCCGTGGACGTTCAGCTGCTTGACGCAGACGGAAACCCGGACAATCAGACGCCTGTTTACTCAGCGGTGCCGCTGCCGGTGCCAATGGCCGGGAATGATTCAGGTATGTTTCAGTTTCCGCCAGAAGGGACGCTGGTTGAGGTTGCATTCACGGGGGGCAGACCGGATAAACCCTTTATCAGGCAGACGCTGCCGGATGGTACCAGCCTGCCGGACGTTAAACCCGGAGAGCAATTGCAGCAGCAGCGGGAAGAAGTTTCCCAGCGGGTGACTCAGGCAGGGGACTGGGTAAGACAGACCGATCAGACCATCAGCGAAACATCAATGGCGCGAACAGTGAAAGCTGATACGGAACAGCGCGAACTGGTCAGCCGTGAAACCACGGTGAAAGCCACGGATAAAACTACGGTACTGGGAACCGCCACACTGCTGGCCGGAGCTATCCAGCAGGTAAGCGCCGGTGATTATAGCCAGGCGGTGAAAGGTAACAGACTGGCCAGTATTGAAGGAAACGAAGAAACGGACATAGCAGGACAGCAGTCCACTAAAGTGGGCGGTGCTGTAGCCGTGGAGGTTGGCGAAAGCCTGACAGAGAAGATTGCCGCACTGCGTAAATCAGTGGCCGCTGGAGGTCAGCAGGTCATGGGGGCAACAGTCCATATTGGCAGTGAGAATCTCAACGCCCTGACCATGATGCTGGACACTATTGATTTACTGGCAGAACTGGCGCAGCAATGCGCGAACCATTCACACCCCACCGTTGGGACGCCAACCAATGCCGCCGCGTTCATACAGACGGCGACGAAAGCCGGGCAGACCCGGAACAAGTACCAGGATATAATTGCCTGACCATGACAACACGCCCGCATAATGCGCAATGCCGTTCAGTTAAGGAATTGAGGTTCGATAACCCGAACCTCGAGCGCAGGAAAGATGGCTTAAAGCCTTATTCCGTCGTTATTCCTTGATGCACAAAATAAATTTCTATTCATAAAAGCGCTTAACCGATCGATATTGCCGGTGTATGGGCTTTCCCCTCCGCCTTGTCTGAATGCTGACTCTTGCCTTTCATGTTCAACTGACGACTTCTAGAAAGCCTTGATTTTTTGCACTTGTGCATTGAAAAATAGCTATAAATTGTTAGCCTGTGCGATAGACTCAGCGGTGGGAACTCGTCAGCATGAAATGTAAGGCTAATAACGAAGTTCTAAAATTATAGGGATAGTCATGGATAATAAGCTAAAGGTGATTGATTTAAATAGCCTTGATCTGTTTCGTAAAGAATTACTAACCACTATAAAGCCAGAAAAAGTAGAGGAATTACTTAGATGGTATCTTCAATCTTATGGTGGTATTAATTTTAAGTTCGGTTATGACAGTCCAATTTTTAGAGCACGGAAGTGCTCAAACGAAAGCGGATATGATAATATCAGTGAGATATATCCCCCTCCACCAGAGAAATGTAAAATAGGCCGAATGAATGAAGATGGACAAGCTATCTTTTATGGCGCTTATAGTATCGGAACTGCTTTAGCCGAAATTAATGCAAAGGAAGGGGATCATGTTCACATAGCTCACTTTGAGTTACCGAAGATTTCAGAGTCTGGGATGCGATGTTTTGCTATCGGCGAGGTGTTTAATGCGTATCACGGAGTAAATACAATTTCAATTGAAGTGTTTAATGAAATTCGCGACCTCATTAGTAGAATTGGTAAGGACGACATCCGTGCTTTGCTATCATATTTGTATATGGATGCCCTTTCTGCTGAGTTGCTTAATAGTATCAATGCCCATGAGGTGAATTATATTTACTCAAGGATTTTTTGCCGTCTTCTCCTTGATAAACACCCTAGCGTTGATGGTCTTATTTATCCTAGCGCTAAAATAAAAGGGACGTCAAATATCGTTTTGCGCACTGAAACAGTTAAATCAAAAATGCATTTGGCTGCTAATCTTGTGTTTAAAGTAAATAGAATTTATCCATATGGAATAGTTGATTTCAGTATAGTAAAACAGGCCAAAGGTCATACACCAGATGGGCGCATCGTTTGGTAA